CGGTTCATTCGGGTTGAGAGGGCCATAACCATATTCCTTGATGGCATGGTTTCGATTCTTGAGGTTGACATGGACATCCTGTGTCGCTACAGGGCAGGCTTTCATGCCTTTCTTGTAGGACTTGCGAATCTCATTGGCAATGATTTCGCGCTTTGCAGATGCCAAGCCAGTTTCCTCAGTAATAGTTGGTGCGACGACGAGGCAGTCTTGATACTGGCTCATCGGTTTCAATGGAGATAAACCCACCCTGCCTAAATCTGAGCAGGGCTTGGGTTGAACTGTCTACCAAGTCATCATGCTCGGCATTCGGGAAGGCAGCGAACTCTTCTACCACTTCTTCTGCCCATCGAGTCGGCGGACACCAGACATTGCCGCTAGAGAACAAATCACTCACCGCATTGACTCTTGCCACCTTGTCATTGCCCCGCGAGGGGGTGAACTCCGATACCGGGATACCCATGGCTCGAAGTTCATAGATCAGTGGCGCGCCAGCCGCCTTAGCTTCAACGATAAATGCATCTGGCCTATATTGCTGATACATCTCGTAAGCCTTGCGCTTTAACTCTGGGAACTCCATCCGCTCCTTGAAAGCATCCAACAGGATGATATGGGTTCCCATCACCCCCGTCTCAGGCATGGGGTGCTTAAACACACCCCAGGTCGTGCAGGCGGAGAAGTCCGAGGTTTGCTTCTTGGTGAAAGCGGTATCCCAGGACTGAATAATAAAATCACAAACGGGGGGATTCTCTTGCTCCCAGAGTCTCCACCATTCCCGCTTGACCAACGCGCCTTCTTCGGCGGTGGGGTTTTGCTGATACTGCGCTGACCACTTGGCGACGGGCAGTTCTGCTCTGATCGCCTCTAACTCTTTCAGCGACCAGAACTCCGGCCACAGAGGACTGCCTGAAGGCAATATGGCGGGAAGCTCAATGACCTCCCATTCATCGGTGCCGCCTCGCTCAATGGAGGACTTTAGCACCCTGCCGGTCAGATCCCGCTGATGCCAGCGGGTCATGACGACGATGATTGCCCCTCCCGGCTGCAAACGCTGCCGAGGCCCAGAGGTGTACCACTCATAGGTCTTGTTGTAGACCGAGGGATCACCTAAAGCGGCTTCCTGTTCACTATGAGGGTCATCGATGATGAGAAGGTCAGCACCCTTACCCGTCACCGCACCGCCCACACCGATGGCGAAATACTCGCCCTTCTGGTTGGTACTCCAACGCCCTGCGGCCTTGGAATCTTGCTGGAGAGCCACATCGGGGAAGACCTTACGGTAATCCTCCGAAGCCACCAGGTTACGCACCTTACGACCAAAGCCCACTGCCAACTCAGCAGTGTGGGAACATTGGATGATCTTCTTGTTCGGGTAGTTCCCTAGGAACCACGCAGGAAGCATGTAAGAGGCAAACTCGGATTTAGTGTGGCGAGGCGCGATGTTAATAATCATCCGCTTGCACTCACCCCGAGCCACCTTCTCAAACGCCCGAGACATGATCTGGTGGTGTTCGCCCTCAATAAAGGCAGGCCACATCGTCTTGACGAAAGGCAAGAACTGCCTCTGAGAATGTTCCCGCTGCTTGGCTAATTCCCACTCATCGAAGAGAACTAGAAGCTCAGCCTTCTCCTGGGCAGAGAGGCCCTCCATCATGGATTTCACAGATTCAGAGGAGAACTTAATCAATCTCTTCCCTAGTAAGCCGCGCGCGTTCTACGTAGATCCTACAGGTTCTTAAGTATTACGTGGTACCTACGTAAGAGTTACATCCCGAGGACCTTCCGAAAGGTCCGAGGGATAGAACACTACAGGGGGTTCTAGGGGGAGTTACTCCCATTTTGACAGGGTACCCCCACTTGACAAGAAAAACAAGGGGTATTTTGGGGGGGTAAAAAATACGAGAAACCAATGAGTTAGGAGAAAAGATAGCGATATTCAAATGTTACAGCGCGCTGTTACAAAAAAGAGGTCAGGGTATATACAGGCAGTGTATTGACAAAACAGAGTTATCCACAGGTTATCCACAAGTTATCCACAGGATAGTACTGCCCACGTAGAGCGGGGACCCTAGGGACTCCTACGCAAAAAAATATGGGTAGTGGTTGGAGAGAATGGGGGTGTGGTAAAAAAGAGACGGGTAGGGGTCGAAAGTAGGGGATCGGATGAGGGGAATAGTGTATGTGTCGCGCGCGGGTACCGTGCGCGCACAAGGGGGGTGGCGGGGTCGGTCGCGCATCGCGGGCCGCGTGTCGCTGACGGGTGGGGTCGATTTCTTTGAGAATTCTTTGGGATTTCTTTGGTGTCACCTGGGCGAAGTGCAACAGAATTGTCTTTGTCCGCTAGGTGGTCATAACAATGTTATGCAAAAAAGTGCTGGACATAGGCGAGAATCTGTATATACTTTTCGGTGGGTAATCCCGTAGCGATTGCCTGTTCTTTAACAAGTAGCGCGTCACACTTGCCGGAATAGTTCCGGCGGGTTACTGACGCTTTTTTCTTTGGAGTAAATTCGCATGGAAAAGTTAGTTGTTTTCTTTGACAAGCACACTTCCAACGTCACCAGCGGGCAAAAGATCGTCAACGAGATGATGACCGCCGCTAACGTGAAAACCGCCGCAGATGCTGACAAGGTGCGGGAAGCGTACCGGAAGCACCTTAGCGGTAATAAAAACGCTCAGTCCATCCTCGCGGTCTTTAATGTCCGCATGAACCGATGGATGCAAGCGAACAAGGTAGCGCCGAAAGCACGGCAAGGCGGCCGCAAGGCTAAGGCCAAGGCCGCGCCGGTAGTGACCAAGGCCGCGCCGGTAATCGCCAAAGGATCGCCAGCCGCGACACTTGCCAAGGCCGGAGCCGCGACACTTCAGGCGGTAACGCTGGAATCTCTCGAAACCGGACTGCGCTCGATTCTCTCGAACCGACCGCGAGCCGATATCGTGAGCATTCAGGCGAGATTCAAGGCGCTGTTCGACAACGCACTAAAATCTGCGAAATAGCAGAACGACCCCGAGAGGCTACGGCTCTCGGGGTTTTTTTTCGCCTGCGATTTCCCCCTCATCCTGCGGCTCATCCTCGCCCAGGACTTCCCCCTCCTCGATATCCTCCTGACAGACGCTCGGCTCTACAGACGCTCCCCCGATCCTAGACAGACGCTCGAGCAATTCGCTCTCGATCTCCGCTGACGAGCGGCTGACAGACGCCACATTCACGTTGACGTTCTGCTGACTGCCGCTCTCGATCAGACGGGAGGCTCTCGCCAGCACCGAAAGTGCTGACACCCTCGAAGCCGGTGGGCTGTTCGGATCGCTCGCCTCCTCCTTCAGCCTGTCGAGCGTCCATTGCCTCAAGCCAATCGCCTGCTGAAAAGCCGCCGTCGCGTCCTTCTCCTTCAGTTTCGCCACTTGCCGCTGCACCCTCGCATCGCCCGTCAAGCGCGCCGCCGCAGCCTGTATAGACCTTTTCTTCGGCGTCCCCTGTATCCGATACGCCTCGATGTACGCCTCGCTCGGCCTGTGTCCTTTCGCCACAAGTTCGCAGAACTTAAGGGCTTTCGGGGTCAACGGCCCCAGCCCCTGTGTCACGGGTTCATTACTCGGCATGATTCTTCCCTCGATGCAGGCTAATTGCCAGTTGCCGCTGTTATACACCACTACATCACCACCTATCCACTACGCCCCCATTTCCCCATAACATTGTTATGAGAATAAATGTCATGGGTACTTGACATAAGTATATACATATGGGATAATAGTATTGCGGTAGTGTCGATTGAAATTCTTCTCATAACATTGTTATGGCGGACAACGCACTACCCATACGGATAGGTCTTTGTAGCGCGTGTAGTGAGTTATCGCAGCGTGACGCTCTGGCCTAGAAAGTCGTGGTGGTAGAGCCACGGGGTCGACCGACAATCGACCTAGCCCAGATACGCAAAGTACGGGCGGGTGACGCAGGCCCAATGCTGCGTGGTGAGTCAAAGACGACAAGTCGGCAAAGGTATTGCAGACACAAAAAGGCACTAGGCACCCGATCACGGTCATGCCAAGCCTCTGCAAGTCGGCGCCTCGGGTCTTTGGCTCCAAGAGCCGGTACGGACGGGCAACATACGTCCTGCGACGGTAGGCCATACCCTGCCCGCAATCCCTAGCACTTGATTGCTGCCTAGTGGAATTGCGCGTGATTGATGGGCAGGCCGAGTAATCGCATACATCGCTACCCCTGCTAGTAATCCTAGTGGATAGCCTAGGTCGCCCTGCGTTTCGTGAGCGTAGGGCGACCGTGGGTATCTGCTCGATACCGTTTATCCATGGAGTATCGCAATGAATCTTGACAGACAGACTGTGCTTCGATTGCGTCCGCCATCAAGCACCCAACGGGTCATGACCCGCGCCCAAATGAATGGCCGCTCTAACTGGTCGCTTCGCGTGAAGGGCCAGATTGTGACGGTCGGGGATCGCCTGGAGGCGATCCGCCTCTATGACAAGGCAGTCGTTCTCGGTGCTGCCCCGATCCTCATGCACAACGGTTGTGTCCGCGACCGATCCAAGTTCGATTAACCCATAACATTGTTATGAAGGAGTAAAGACAATGGCTTCGTTCTTTTCATTGCCGATTGTTCGGCGTATGGCTTCAGACCCCCCGTCACTTAACGCTTTCGCTCGGGCTTTCAACGCCCTCGCGCAAAGCAGGCCTTGGGATGCCAGATCGTACTACCACAGACTCGCCTTTACCCTGCCTAGCCGCTTCGCTGGCGAAACGGCAGCACAACAAAATCTAGATGGCAGGCTCATCCTTCGCGTGGTTGCTGACTATTGCCAGGAAGAAAGCAACCTCATCTACTTCGCGACCGTATACCAAGCGAAGATAGTTCAGGACAGTTACGGCGAGTTTGCCCTCGACTCTGACGCGCCAGACTTCGAGCATACCGAGGCCTTTCTTGAGAATTACTTCGATGTCTGTGCGTGTAACTCTTGTGACGAGAGATTCCCTGGCGATGACATGGTTTCTTCCTACGACGATATGATATGCGTGAATTGTCGGGACGATCAGTACATCTACTCATCCTACGAAGATACCTACATCCATCGAGACTACTCGCGTGATGCGATTGACTCACGCGGCAGGTCGGTAGTCGTCCACGAAGACAACGAAGACTTCGAGTGGGACGACGACGAGGACACCTATGTCCACGTCGATTACAACCGAGAACCCAAACTCATCAACGGCTATCACGCATCCAAGCGATACGTCGAACCCATGAGTGATGACTGGACAAAGACCCACGGCAATCGCTACTTCGGCGTCGAACTCGAAGTCGAGTGCGTCGATGTCGATAGATTCAGCGCAGTCACAAACATCAACGCCTGTCTCAATACACCGAAACGCCGCGTGTTCTTCGAGAACGATGGTTCGCTGTCATCGGAAGGCGTGGAGATCATCACCAACCCGATGTCTCTCCCCGCGCATCGTGAACTGTTCAAGTTCCTGCAAGACGCCGATCTTATTCATGGCATGAAGTCGCACAACACGAATTCCTGCGGCCTCCATGTCCATGTCAGTCGGACAGGTCTCACCGATCTACAGATCGGCAAGGTCGTCTCCTTCGTCAACAATCCCGCGCATGAATGGTTCATTCGTGGCATCGCAAGACGCTATGCCTCTGGCTTCTGTCAGATCAAGGCAAAGAAGGTCAAGGACTGCCGCAGCGGGGATCGTTACGAGGCAGTCAATCTCACCAACCGAGAGACCATCGAGTTCAGGATGTTCAAGGGTAGCCTGCGTTACGAGGCAGTCATCGCTGCCATCGAGTTCTGCCACGCCATCCTCGAATTCACGCGACCGTCTGTCTCAGGCATCCGCAACCTGACCGTCAATCACTTCATGTCGTTCTGCAACAAGCACCTCAAGGAGGAAACCAAGATTCTTCGCCAGTACGTCAATAGCCGACTCTCTGGCCGTATCGATCTTTCCGATGCAGCCTAATCCACATAACAATGTTATGACCTTTCTCTAGGAGTAAAGACTATGTGCCTTTTAGTTGAACAACCTTCCACCACCAGTTTCTCTGACGAATTCCTTGCTGATGTTTACAGCAAGAACAAAGACGGTCTCGGCATCATGTACGCCGAGGCAGGCCATGTAATCGTCAAGAAGACTCTGCCCAAGAATGTGGGCGAGTTCATCGAGTTCTATCGCCAGTACGCCGAGGGTCGTGCCTGCATCTGGCACGCCCGTATGCAGACCCACGGCGACATCGACCTTGATAACTGCCATCCCTACTTCATCACCTCCCGCATCTGGATGGCTCACAACGGCATCCTCTCGACAGGCAATGCCAATGACAAGTCAAAGTCAGATACCTGGCACTTCATCCATCACATCCTGCAGCCCGTCCTTGCCTACGAGCCTGACCGTATCCTCAATCCCACCTACCAAAACTTTCTCGGCTCGATGATTGGCAGCACCAACAAGTTCGGCTTCATGACCGCCAACGGTGATTCGGTCATCATCAACCGATCAGCAGGCGTTGAGTACAACGGTGCGTGGCTCTCCAACACCTACGCATGGTCGCCATCACGCTTCGGTGTCAAGACGACTTCATCTGGCAGTTACGGCGGTCGCTGGTACACCGACTACGATTCCTACGATTGGGACGCAGGCTACAGTTACACCAGGGGGTCGCTTCAGACCGCCAAAGCCACCGGCGCGACCGTCAAGTCAGACAACAAGCAAACCATCAAGCCCATCATCAAAGCAGCCTACAACTCTTGGCTCAACAATAACCTCGAGCGTTGGGTCATGGATGCGCCGTGGAAAGCGAGTGCGTTACTAGCCTACTGCCTCGAAGATGAGGACGGCGCGTATGACATCGTGGCAGATGATCCTGCTACTGCCGCCGAGTGGATCTACGAACTTTTTGAGAACGAAGGTCTGACACCGTTCAACATTCCATCCGCATAACGGGGTGCATCATGAAGCAAAGTTGGGTTAAAGATGAGACATGGAAAGCCCGACAGCGCGAACTGACAATGAAAGCAAAGCGTCGTGCATGGGAACTCGGCATCAGCGGTAAAGCCTACCGAGAGATGGTCGAGAAACTTAAAACCCTACGCAGATGGGGAATCAAGACAAGCATCAAGTACAAGGAGTAACCATGGAAGCAAAGAATCTGATCGAGAAAATAAGACAAACTGGCCGCAAGCCAGAGGCCTATAGCGGTCGCTTTATGTACGGCAAGTACTGCATAGGGTGCAGCGTAGAACGGGGAGATCGAGGCGAGAACCTTCCTCGCAATGGCATGGTGGCAGATCATCTTGGTATGGGGATGATTCTTTACTGGCCAAAGGTCGCCGCTCCGCAATGGCTGATCGATGGCGAGGAGGCAGAGTGAATATGCCAAGCACAGAAGAAGGATGGGAGGACGCTGCTGTCAAACTGCTTTACGGCAGAAAGATCAAAGGCGTTCGCTACATGAATACCGAGGAGATGCAGAGTCATGGATGGTATTCCAGACCGCTCCTCATTGAATTGGATAACGGGACGATCTTGTATTCCTCGTGTGACGATGAGGGAAACGATGGCGGCGCGTTATTCACCACAAACCGGAAGACACCCGTCATTCCGGTCATTCGTTAACCAGGAGATAAAGATGAGCAATATGCTGAAGAAGTCGGTCAACATCCTCAATGGGCTTAACGCCCGCTACAAGATCGTCCTGCCTGATGGCACGGTGATCCAGAAAGGCGAGTTCGATAGGCCCAAGCGACGTAAGCCACAGGTAGTTCGGGGACTTCTCTCCCGCCACTACCTGCCTTACCTCAAGAAGATCAAGTTGGGACAGTTGATCGAGATTCCTTACGCCAAGTTCAACGGTGACGTTCTGCAACGTAGCGTCAGCGCGTATGCCAGATACATCTACGGCAAGGGCCGCATCATGACGAGCAAGAACGACAAGCGTAAGGTAGTTGAGATCTTGCGAGCCTGAATTTTCTTGCTAAAATAGAGTGGCTGGATGTGGCGAGCAGTAATGTTTCGCCTCCACCGGATGCCTGGAGTGAGCCAACCCAACTACCCCATCCAGCTGCTCTCCTTTCACACCAAGGAGATCGCCCATGACCGCAGAAGAATTACAGCGGTTTTTAGTTTCAGCACGACTCAGTATCGATGAACACAGCGGCTCTCAGTTCCTGCACAAGGAACCCCTGCCGGTTGTGAAGTGCAAGGACGGCTTCTCGATGTCCGTCCAGGCCTCCCATTTCCACTACTGCAAGCCGAGGGTCATCATCGCGTGGCCCTCGTTTGAATCCTATACCCATGTGGAAGTGGGGTTTCCTAGCGGAACCGAAGAACTGCTCATGCCCTACGCAGAGGACAAGAGCAACCCTACCGATACGGTCTACCCTTTCGTACCCGTGGGGGTAGTGTTGGAAGTGATAGAAAAGCACGGTGGAAAAATTTAATGACGCTGATAGAATATTCCGAGCCTAAGTACGACGCCTTTTTTATCAAGCCATGCAAGTCCTGGGCTGCCTATCGAATCAACGGCAACCGCGACCAGATAGGCCCGCTCGGGTATGGCGAGACCAAGGAAGATGCTGTGAAAGAGGCAGAGGATGCCTACCGACTTGAACGTATCAAAGAAAGAGAAAGGAGTGGGTTGTGAGTAAAGCAAAGGTAAATCCCGTTGAATGCAATGACGCGAAGATCGCAGCGTTGCTTCTTGCGCTTGCCGTGATTGACGAACACACCACAGAAATGTGGCAGGAATTCGCCAGAGGCATTGGCAGGAAGTTAAGCAAGAAAGAATCTGTTTCCTCTTTCGTTTCGGCAGAGGCCATCTTGTCTGTCCTTGATGCGCTATTTGCCAATGCGAAGATTGTTTCCGCAGCAGACGATCAACCAAAAAAGAAAGCAAAGAAAGGAGTAAAGAAAAATGAACGCCGCTGAATTCAAGAAGCAGCAAGAAGAAGAACAGCAGTTGGCCGAGGACTTCTCGCAGTTACCAGATGTCATGCGAGAGGCCCTGCTGCTTGGCTATGAAATCAGATCCAAACTCGCTTATCACAGACGCATGGTAGAAAGCCTGGAGTTCGACCTGCGTTTGCTTGAAGGCGGCAGGCCCATCGAACCATGGGGAGATGCTGATGGCGCGCAAGAGAATCTTCCGCTCTCTTGATAGATTGTTTAATAAGTTCGCAGGGCTAAAGGAAAGCCTGCCTGAGTTGGTTGTTGTCCATAACATTGTTATGACACAGACAACATCCACCGACGGTACGCATATCTACTACAGCAAGCGGTTTGTCGACACGCTAACCGATGAAGAACTCGATGGACTGATGATGCACGAGATCATTCATATCCTGAAAGATCACATCTACCCTGGGAAGCGTAACCTCTTTGCTTGGAATGTCGCCTGCGACTTCAACTCGAATAGCGATGTCCTGTCGCTTGGAATGAAACTGCCTGAAGGGGTACTCATCAGCGATGAGTTCAATGGCATGGATGAGACGCAGATCTATCGGAAGATTTACCCTTACTCCAAGAAGGCACTTAACGGAATCATCAACAGGAAACTCACCTCATGAATACCGAGACAAGCAAGACAAGTGAATACCTGATAGACAGAAAGAACACAGAGATCGAGATCCTGAAAAGAACCATTGCTGATATGGATCATAACCATGATCTTGATATGCGTATGGTCTACGTCGCAGAGTTCGTTCTCTTTCTTTTTGGCGTAGGAGTGGGGGCGTTCCTGACTACTATCTTGAAATGAAAGAGTACATACGTGGCTATTGGATTCCCCCTGGACAAAGCGATGAGCGGTGGGTTCGGTTCTCCTGCTACCGCAAGCCGCATTGGTTCCACATCAGGATGATGCGCTATTTACTGGGATGGCGATGGGAAGAAGCATAGCCTATGGTGAGGCAGTCACTTTCCTAGAGACGCCGCGCCGGTCGGCGTACTGCAAACCGGCACTATTTAATTTCACAAGGGATAGTTCATGACCAAAGAACAAAACTTGACCCGCGACGACATGATGAAATGGTTTGCAGTGGACTCAGGAAAACTAATGAAATACGTAAAAGAGGAGCAAAAGCCAGTGAGAATATTGGAATTAAAGATTGACTCAGATTGCATGGACGAGATCGTTAAGGCTGATCTTGCGGGGGTTCGAGACTCTTTACGTCTTGATCTTGAGAGACGCAAGCAAGGCAAATACTCCAACGGGATCTTCCATCACGACAAAAAGAAAGACATGGCTGAAGTTAGAAAGCATATCAACGCTTTCAATCTTATCTTGAAGTACTACAACGTCCCTGAATGAATCATGTTCATTGAACTTAACGAGGTCGAGCAAAGGCTTGCGACTTATGTAGCCAAGTTGCGCTACCTAGGAGCAAGAGAAAACGGCAGGCCAAACATGAAGATGGGAGGCCAATCCAATGAACTCACAGACCTTGAGGGTATTGGTGCGGAGATTGCTTTTTGCAAGTTAGCGAATGTGTATCCAGACCTGAACGTCAAGCATCTTCGGGACGAAGATTGCTACACGCACAACGGATACGCCATCGACGTTAAGTCAACGACGTATGAGAACGGGCGACTACTTGCCGTCAGGTGGAAGAAGCCAGACAACATCGACTTCTACGCATTGATGGTTGGCAAGTTTCCCAAATACAGATTGTCAGGATTCATGCGGGCAGAGGATTTGCTGAAGCCCGAAAGGCTCAAAGATTTTGGTCACGGTCTAGGCTATGCTGCCGATCAAGACCAGTTGATACCGCCAGAGGATCTTATTTTTTAACCAGACATGGGAGTAAAGGTATGGTGACTATCGATAAAACATCTCCTCCAGGGTCATGGAAAACAGAGATGGAGCGTATGCCCTGGAGATTTGGTGACGATCATATGAAGACCGTCAATGCTGCTTTGGCAGAACTTCGTCTTCATGGGTACTCTACCCAAGCCAATCTTTTAGCGCAGGAGATTTCATCCTTGCGCGCAGAGATCTCACGACTAACCCTAAAGGTGAGCAACTATGAGTCCAGATAAATACGAAAGATTGAAACGCATTGATCGCGAGATCATGAATCTCAATAGGAAGATCATCTCTTTGCAAGATGAAGCCAAGAGATTGCAGCTCGGACTGCCTGAGGCTTTCAAGTTTGATGATGATTTCATCCCGCCGTTTTTACGAAAGCAGGAATCCATCCAATGAAGACACTGAATGTCGATGAACTTGAGCAGATCTTTGGCAAGAAAGAAACCGGCGCGCAACGTATTCTGGAAGAGGCTGGCGAGATGATCTCCGCCAGGGGTAAGCGCAGGGATGCGGGCGAAGAACGATCCATGAAGCGGATCGTCCGCGTATTTAACGCCCTGACTGACCACAAACTGAGCGAGACAGAGGGCTGGATCTTCATGGTCGCACTAAAGTTATGCCGTGAGAAGACGGGCAGCGACCTTGACAACTGGATAGACGGGGCCGCTTACATGGCCCTAGCCGCCGAGTCTGCAGAAAAATCATCCCCCACGTCTTTGGATAATCTGGACAATTGGTGATAGAGTGGAGAGGCATCACGCCATCTCTTTGCGTCTTTACTCCATGGTCGTGATGATTCTTGGCCCGTCGGGTAACACTGACGGGCCTTTTTTTATGGGATAGGTATGCCAAGAAAGAAGAAACAAAAGTCCACAGACATCGAGGTCAACCTGCAAATCAGGATGCCTCGCGTCATGGCTGACAAGAACGATCAGGAGTCCATTGCTAACGCAGAGAAGGTGATGGAGGTTGTATCACAGACCTGTGTCTCGCTGATCAGTGCCAACAAGGATGTCCAGTTATGCATGGACATGATTAATTTTGTAGGCGAGTCGAAGAAATCATTGAACATTGCATTCAACCAGAATATGTCCTTCGACCTGGATCACTTCAGAATCATGATGGTCGCGCTAACTGCCTCGTATGAGGGGGTTATGAACGGGATGCAGATCAGGATCGTACCGCCGCTGGACTTCGCCAAGATGGAGGAAATGTATGGCTCCTTCGAAACGAACCCTTCCTGACTGCTTTGCCTGCGTCCACTCGATAGGGGTGCGGCACAAGATGCAGGATGGCAGTTACAGTTCTTATCGGCTGTATTGCAAGTTCCTGGAGGGAGAGGTATATACTGCTTGTTCCGAGTTTCAGTACGAACCTGGGACAGACATCAGCGAAATAGGAGGCCGGTATGGCGTACACCAAGGCAGGGCTGCGTGAGCGGCTGAAGAACCAGATCATGGGCCAGTCAGTGGCCGGAACCCGAGCGGGGCAGTGGTCAGCCAGGAAGGCGCAACTGCTTGGCAAGCGGTACAAGGAAGCCGGAGGCGGCTACTCAGGCAGCAAGACTAAAGCCCAAAGGAGTCTCAGCAAATGGTCAAAGCAAGACTGGACGACGAAATCTGGGAAGCCTTCGAGCGAAACTGGGGAGCGTTATTTGCCGAAGAAAGCGATCAAGGCACTCAGCCCAAGCGAATACGCCGCGACGACAGCAGCCAAGCGCAAGGGCAAGTCCCAGGGCAAGCAGTTCGTGAAGCAACCCAAGGCGATAGCCAAGAAAGTTAAACCGTTCCGTAGGTAAATCAATGCCAAAGAAAAAGAACGAAGACAAGATGCTGATCTTTCGGTGTAACACCGAGACGATCTTTCGCATCAAGACGATTGCCGCCATCGAAGGACGCTCGGTGTCGGCTCAGATTCGCCACATGATTGAGTCATACCCCATCAAGGGGAAGTTCGCTAAGGCCGCTAAGGCCGTCCTGGAAGTGAATGCCCGCGCCAGACCGACGGATATCATCAAGGAGGCGACGAGAGTTAAGGCCCCTGTAGAGGAGCGGGTTCAAGATGAGCCGCCTCCAAAGCCTTCTCGGCGCGTTCCATGGTGGCTCGAACCGAGTCGGGAGACCGCCGAGATCCAGGAGTCAGAGTCGGATTGAAGTAGGTCTTCAGGGTATTTAGACCCATTCTAAGATGGGTGATCGGGCTTTTGTGTTCTCTCACGACTGTCAACCACACTGCCTGATACGCCCTAGGGTCACAATTTCGTTGCAAGTATCGGTCAACGGACATGATCGCAAGCGCCCTTGGGGCGCGATCTACCACCGACATCTGGACTCGTTCTAATTTGATGGAAGCCGGGAACATCCCGGCTCGATAAGCCAGAGCGTGGAAGGAGCAGGCCGCATCATACTGATCCACGTCGATCAACTTCTCGTTGAAGATCCGATCAATCAATCGCTGATCGATGACCCGTGAACGCAGGAACAAACCGTCCTCGGACTCCAACCGAACCGTATGCTTTCGATGCAGTTCGGTGGAGCCGAGTTCGTTTGTGATGAAGGCGTCAGATTTCTTCAAGATTCCAATCAAAGTTATCTGGCTCTTGCGTTCGCAATGCTTGATTCCTATCAGACCATCTTGCACTCGGCGGGTCAAATGACAAATGCGCCATACCGTTCTTGCCGAGCCACTGCCACCGAGCCTTCCAGACATGCGCCTCGGGGCCATCGTCTGTTCTAACAACCGTTAAACCAATGTCTGCCTTAGCAAACCAAGCCATGGACTTTGCCACATCCAGGCCCGTCACCACCTTCTGGCTTCGATCCGCAGGCTTTGCAGGGTGTGCAATAAAGAACACGTGAACGCCCGACGACTTGGCGAACTGCTGCACCTTGGTGAGCATCTCGTTGATGGCATCGGTCTCTAGTCGATCCTTGTAGTCCACCTCGATGAAGTTGTAAGGATCGATGACGAGGATACGAATACCCATACGCATGACAGCAGCCCGGGCAAAATCAAGGATGCCTTGAATGTCAGCTGGCGCGCCCGCCATGTAGTCCATGAAGACGAAGTGATCGTTGATCCAACGCTTGGCTTCGTCCCGCTCCTCAGGGGTCATGCGGGCAGTCTTGCCCTCGAAGAAGGGCTTGCCCACGATCTTCGAAGCCAACTGCGCCATGTGCATGTAGGGCGGCTTCTCGAAACTGCAGAAGACCGTCTTCCACCCATGGTTCTTGGCTGAGTTCACACAGATCTGGTCGATCAGGTCGGACTTGCCATGCCCTGGGAAGCCCGTCACCACCGTCAACATGGACTCGGAGATGCTCATGATCTCATCGAGACTGCTGATGCCCGTGTCGATCCCCTTGTGGTGGCCCTCGTTGTACAGACTCTCGAAACGCTGCGAGTAATGCTCGGCGTCGTATAGGCCAGCCAAGGGTAAGGGTCGGGCTGAGTCGAATGCGGCCCTCAGAGCCTCTCTGCCTTCGTTTAAAAGGGACTCATTGGCATCCTTGCAGGGCAGTTCAATCCGCCAGCACTTGGCTTTGCCAATCCGACGGGAGAGTTCCTCGATCAGGGCTTCCCCTGCGGCATCGAGGTCGGGTGAGAACATGACCTTCTGGGTCTTGTTCAGGAACTCCTCTGCCTCCCAGACATAGGCGAAGCGGCGATCCTCTGCAGGATCGATCACCCCATCCCTCACCTTCTGCGGCGCGCCATTCGGGACGCTCACGATATTGGCATCCACCCCGACTGCCATCCAAGACAAGGCATCGATCTCGCCCTCGCAGATCAGGAGCGGCTTCGAGGGGTCAGCGTTCTCGATGTTCCAGAAACTTGAGCAAACTGCCTGTTGACTGAAATGCTTTTCGCTATCGGCACTACGCCATTTGACCGCAAAGATCTTGCCGTTTTCCTTGTACGGGAAACCGATGGCAGGACGCGAACCGGCAATGGCGAATCCCCAACTGCCAAACACGCACTTGTCGAGAGCGATCTCAGACGGGATGCCTCGCGCAGTGAGATAGGCAAGGCCATCGGCCTTTGCCTGCTCATCGAGATCTGCCAGAACGATCTCTGGCTTTGGTTGCCTCGCCGTTCGCGTCTGGCGAAACGGCATAACATTGTTATGAAAACGATCCATACCACCCTCAACTTCGCAGTGCCAGCATTTCCAACGAACAGATTGACTCGTCACCTCGACGGACAACGGTCGGTCGTGGCGATGTTTCTGGCGAGTGTGTTGGCAGTATGGACAGGCGATCTTGTGCTGTCCATTGTCCAGTGAGCGAACTGCCTGGACGATAGGATCATTGTCATTCGAAACTTGTAACATGCGTCTACTCCATCAAACTTGGTGCCTAAGTAATTCTATGTTCTTATCTAATTCTTATCTGTAGTTACCTCTCTAGTATTTAATATATATATATATATATATATATATATCTAGT